ATTTCCTTATGGGTATATCCATGTCCCGATAAGGCGTATAATCTTAAATTTTTCTATGTGAATAGAATTCAAGATGCGGGCGATTATAATAACAATGCAGATGTTCCATACTATTTTCTTCCTTGTTTAGTTTCAGGATTAGCTTATTATATATCTATGAAGAGGTCACCAGTATTGACTGCTAATTTAAAAACTGTATATGATGAAGAATTTCAGCGCACAGCTGATGCTAACCGAGAACGAGTCTCGTTTAGAATTAAACCGGCGCAAGCCTATATACCGTAGGAGGAACTATGACTGAATGTAAAAAATGTGGTCATGGATGCCATTGTAGCGATAGTGGTGCTTGTTGTGGTGGTCAATGTGATTGCAATGATTGCCAATGTCAAAAGGAGGAATCATGAGAAATGATTATGGAATAAGACATCAACACGAAAAAGGATCCTTTAAACAGAAAGCAAAAGGCTCTGGTGGCGGAAAGCGTTTGATGGGCGGAAAACAAGGCAAAGGAGATATTCCTAACAAAGAGAAGTTAGATAATATGACCATTAATAAGAAAGGTCAGCCTTTGACTAAACACGTAAAAATGTAGGAGGAAACATGAGTAAAGATTGGTTAAAAGGCCGAGGACAAATTTCTATACCTAAACCTGCTAAAGCTGGAGTTAACAGTGATAAAGGAACTGTAAAAGGCGGAGCAGGACAACCATTAAAAATGGCTGGTAAAGGTCCCGTAAAAGGCACTATGCAAAATATGGGAGCTGCTAAGAAAGGTGGCAAGTATACTTGGACTGGAACGAATAATACTAAATGGTAGGATAAATGGCGCATGCAAGTGGAAAATATGCTATTGCTATTTCTGACCGTAGTGGATTACAATTTCCCTACACGGAAATGGTTAAAGAATGGACAGGCGCATGGGTTCATACAAGTGAGTATGAACCTAAGGCTCCCCAGCTGATGCCTCACGAGCATTCACCGGATCCTCAATCATTATTACATCCTAGACCCGCAAGAGTTGCACCGGATACAACCAGGCTTCTTCCAGTAAATCCTTTTTATTTTACTGCTTCAAGCACTACAGTTAAAGTTCATGCACCTAGTCATGGTTTTACAACATCAGATACAATTATGTTTTGGAGCGCAACAAACAGTGGAACAGAAGGAAGCACAACACAATTTCAAGGAATGGGCGTACAAGGAACTGATAGGTTTGGAGTTGCCCCTTCAGAGTTGGAATCAGCTTCTGGTTACACACCAACACCTGATACCTCTAATGTTACCCCTGATGGGCCGGATCTTAAATCCAATTTTTTCACTATAACAATTAGTTCTACACCTACCGCAACTGGTTATGGCGGTGGAGGATTAGTATTCGTAGGACCAACAACGGTGAGTGCATGACAACTTATACTGAATTAGTTACCCAAATAAGGGATTACACTGAGACCGATGATAATGTTTTAACGTCTACAATAATTAATGACTTTATAGAACATACAGAGAACAGAATTCTTCGTGACTTGGATATACCCATATTCACTTCTCATCAATATTCAAATTTTACTGCTTCGTCTGGATTTTTAACATTGCCAGGAGGCTCTGCTCTTACTCCTACAGAATTTTCGGTTATTAATAGTGTTCAAATTTACACTGCTGTTGGAGCTGCTAGAACATATCTAGAACGAAAAGATGTTAGTTATATGAATGAATATTGGCCTAATAGGGCAACCGAGGGAACACCAAAATATTATTCACAATGGGACTATAATACTATATACGTAGTACCAACTCCGGATGCGGCATACTTTAGTGAAGTTAGTTTATCTAAGTTACCAAATAGATTGACTTCAAGTAATGCTAACACATGGATAGGAGACAACGCACCTGCATTGATTTTGTATGGATGCCTTGTCGAAGCTTTCAAATATTTGAAAGGACCAGCAGAAATGCTGCAAATATATCAACAATCGTATGAGACCGCTTTACAAGAGGTCGCTGCGCAACAAATGGGCCGTGGAAAACGGGATCAATATATGGATGGGGTCATTAGAGTTCCTCGTCCATCAATTCAACCTGGGTTGGGATCAATTAAATTACCAACTCAACAAGGAGGACGATAAAATGGCATTTACAGGATCGGCTGTCTGTAACAGTTTTAAAACAGAAGTTTTAACGGCTGTTCACAATTTCAGTTCATCGGGTGGAAACGCTTTTAAGCTTGCATTGTATACCAATTCTGCAACCTTAACTAAATCTAGCACTGTCTATACTACTTCAGGTGAAGTAGCATCAGGTGGAGGGTATACTACTGCTGGTAACTCTTTAACGAGTGTTACTCCGGCATTAAGTACGGACACAGCATGTTGTGATTTTAGTGATACCAGTTGGACATCTGCAACAATTACAGCTCGTGGTGCACTTATTTATAATAGTGATGCTACCCCAGACAATGAACAAGCGGTAGCTGTATTAGATTTTGGTGGAGATAAGACTTGCACAAGTGGAACTTTTACAATTCAGTTTCCAACCGCTGACGCATCAGACGCTATTCTAAGACTAGCATAGGAGTACTATGGCTTTAGTCTTAAATGATCGCGTCAAGGAGACGTCAACAACTACAGGTACGGGCACTTTAGATTTAGATGGTGCAGTCACTGGGTTTGAAACCTTTGTATCAGGGATAGCAACTACTAATACTACTTATTATTGTATAGATCATCAAGGATCATATGATGAATGGGAAGTAGGATTAGGAACGGTTACGGATGCTACACCGGATACTTTGTCCCGTGATACTGTAATATCCAGTTCTAATAGTGATGGTAAAGTAGACTTTACTGCTGGCACTTTGGATGTATTCTGTACATTCCCAGCCAGCAAGACAATGGACATGACTTTAACCACAGCTGGCGATACGATGTATGCCTCTGCGGCAAATACACCAGCACGGTTGGCTATAGGAACAGGACGATATACTTTACAAACTAATTCAGGAGGAACAGCACCGGAATGGGCAGCATCTCCTCAATCAGTAATGACGGCAACAGGAGATATTTTATATGCTTCTGGCGCTAACACACTGGCGAAACTGGCGAAAGGAAGCGATACTGAAGTATTAACACTGGCTTCAGGAGTCCCTTCGTGGGCTGCACCAACGACTGGTGACATCACGGGAGTGACGGCAGGAACAGGATTGACTGGAGGTGGAACTTCAGGTTCGGTTACATTAAATATTGACACTACGGGAGTTACAGCTGCTTCATACACCAACACGGATTTAACAGTTGATGCACAAGGGCAGATAACTGCGGCCTCATCGGGCACAGCAGGCGTTACAGCCGGCTTTAGTATTGCAATGTCAATTGCATTATAGTATAAGGAAATAGGAGAAAAATGGCTCAGGATTTTAAAAAGGTATATAAATCTCAAGTAACTGATTCAGCTGGAACTTTACTCACAGCCGATAGTAATGACGCTTTGATTGGTATTAGACTTACTAATATTACAACGTCTGCTATCACCGTGGATGTATGGTTTGATGTGGCCGGTGCCGGTACTACGGCATCCATAGTATACATAGCTGATGACCTTAGCATTGCACCAAAATCAAGTGTAGAGCTTATTCAAGGTGGTGCTAAAATGGTTATGCAAAATACTGATTTGCTTCGTGCGCAAGCTAGCGCGGCAACATCATGTGCAATATGGGTTAGTTACGTAGACGCTATTAGTTCATAAGGAGGAATAATATGGCTGAAACGAAAGACCAAAACGGAACTTTATATATTGGTCAAGAAAGTGCTAAAGATGGATTCTTTACCCATCAAGTCACTATAGACGGAAATCATTACATTGAATCCGCTGTTCTGGCAGGACCAGTTTCCTATACGGGAACAGTAACAATAACAGGTAATGTGGTGATAGTGTGAGTACATTAAATGTAGATAAAGTAGACCCTAGTACGGGCACGGCTTTAGAGCTGGGAACTTCTGGTGATACAGTTACTGTACCAACAGGTGCAGGACTAACAGTTGTAGACGAAGTCAAAACAAATAAAGTTTCACCTGCTACAGGTACAGCTTTCGCTCTGGGAGATTCTGGTGACACGTTCACAGTTCCTTCAGGTGCAACGATTGTTAATAGTGGAACAGCGACAGGATTTGGAGAGAGTTTAAGACCCAATGCACAGCCCTATATGATCAACGGAAATTTCGGTATTTGGCAACGAGGAACGAGCTTCACGACTTCTGTGTATACAGCAGATAGATGGAAACAAGATTTATCTGGTGCAACTGCAACTGTCACAAGAGAAGCACATACAGTTGGACAAACTGATGTTCCTGGTAACCCTAAATATTATTTAAAGCAGAATGTCACAACGGGAAATGATAACTGTGGAATGTTGTATAAGATAGAAGATGTAGATACTGTAATTGGAACATTTACCCTATCTTTCTACGCCAAAGGAGTTAATCCTGCTGGTGGTAATTTAGACATTGTAATTCAACAAAATTTTGGAAGTGGCGGATCAACAACAGTTGAATTAACGGAGCAAGACCTTACCTTGACTGCCTCTTGGCAGCAATTTGTTTTTACAGGAACACTCGCCTCCATTTCAGGAAAGACTGTTGGAACAAGTTCATACATACAGCTTATTTTTAAGCAACCAGCTGATGATGCTGCAACAGATGCTTGGAATTTACAAATAAGTCAAGTTCAATTAGAATCTGGAACATACACATCAGCAACTTTACCGTCTTTCCAATCTGAAACTCACCAAGCTAATTATTTAAGGTGTTCAAGATATTATCAAATATGGAATGCTTCAAC